AATCCGCGTTGGTATTGACTTCAACGTGGGCAACATGTCTGCCGTGATCGCCGTGCGGCTTGGCAATGGCCTGCTGGTGATTGACGAGATCGCCGGTGCGCATGACACCGACGCATTGGCGCAAGAGATCCGCAGGCGGCACCCGCAGCAGCAGATCTACGTCTACCCAGACGCAAGCGGCGGCAGCCGCAGCACCAACGCCAGCCAGACCGACATCCAGATCCTGGAGTCCTACGGCATGTCGAATCAGTCACCACGCAGCAACCCGCCAGTGCGTGATCGGGTATCAGCTGTGCAGGCGCTGCTGGAAAACGGCAAAGGACAGGTACGGCTACAGGTGATGCAAAGTTGCCGCCGCGTGATCGAATGCCTAGAGCTGCAGTGCTACAGCGACAAGGGCGAGCCCGACAAGGATGCAGGGTTCGATCACATGAACGACGCGCTCGGCTACCTGGTGTGGCGTGAGTTCAACCCGTTGCATGCTGGCGCTGGCCGCGGCACTGGCATCAGGCTCTACTAGACAGCCCATCAATGACTGAAACCGTAAACTGATGGCATTCTCAGCGGTTAGCGCTCGTGTATAGCGGTTACAACTTCTATGACCGGCCGCTAGCGCAGCGCACCGTAGCGAAGGTCAACGACCCAAATACGAATTGGTATGCGCAAGAGCCGCATTGGCTGCTGATTGAAGATCTGCTGCAGGGCACCTATGGGATGCGTAAAAAGCATCGCCGATACCTGCCGCAGGAACCCCGCGAGCTGGATGAGTCCTACGACAACCGCCTATCCCGTAGCGTCTGCCCGCCGTACTACATCCGCCTTGAGCGCATGCTGGCGGGCATGCTCACCCGCAAACCGGTCCGGTTGGATGACACCGCCGACATCATCCGTGAGCAGCTATTTGATGTAGACCTGCAAGGCAATGACCTCAACGTATGGACGTATGAAGCCGCCCGTAAGATGGTTCGCTATGGCCACGTTGGTACGTTGGTGGATGCACCGTCTAATGGCGGCAGACCCTACTGGGTGACCTACACGCCCCGGCAGATCCTTGGCTGGCGCACCGAGACGCAAGAAGGCAGGCAGGTGCTAACCCAGCTGCGGCTGGCGGAAGTGGTCACGGTGCCAGATGGCGAGTTTGGTGAGAAAGCCGTCGAGCAGGTTCGTGTCCTCACGCCTGGCGAGTACCGCATCCATCGCAAAGCCGACAGTGGTGAGTTCACCGTCGTTGATGAAGGCCGCACGAGCCTGAGCCAGATCCCGTTCACCATTGCCTATGCGCAGCGCCATGACTTCATGGAATCCCGCCCGCCGCTGGAAGACATTGCAGAGCTGAACCTCAAGACCTATCAGGTGCAGTCGGATCTCGACAACCAACTGCACATCTCAGCAGTGCCGATGCTGGCGTTCTACGGGTTCCCGTCAGCAGCTGAAGAGGTATCAGCTGGACCCGGCGAAGCGATCGCATTTCCAGCTGAAGGCCGCGCCGAGTACATCGAGCCAGCCGGTCGCAGCTTTGACGCGCAATTCCGCAGGCTTGAGCAGCTTGCGCTGCAGATTAATGAGCTAGGACTGTCCGCAGTGCTAGGTCAGAAGCTGAGCGCCGAGACAGCCGAAGCAAAGCGCATTGATCGCAGCCAGGGCGATAGCACCATGATGGTGATTGCGCAAAATATGCAGGACATGATCGACAACTGCCTGCAGTTTCACGCGCAGTACCTCGGCAATGCAACTGCCGCCGGTAGCAGCTATGTCAACCGCGACTTCCTTGGCGCACGCCTTGAGCCGCAGGACATCACTGCGCTGCTATCGCTCTACACCGCTGGCACCATCAGCCAGGAAACCCTGCTGCGTGAGCTGGCTGAAGGCGATGTACTAGGCGATAACTTTGACGTAGACGAAGAGTTGGATGCTACATCCAATGCGGGGCTTGATCTACCGTCTGATGGACAGTGAGCACACCAGAAGCGCTATACCGTAACGCTATCGACCTGAACAGGTATAGCAATAGCGTTGCGCGGCGCATTATCAATGCCTACAACGACATCATCATTGATGCGGTTAATCAACTGCGAACCATTGACGAGCTTGCTGCACCCGTAAAGGCAGCCAGGCTGCGGGCAATCCTTGCGCAGCTAAAGGACAGCCTCGGCACCTGGGCGGGTGATGCAACAGAGATCACAGCGACTGAGCTGCAGGGCATCGCGCAGCTGCAGTCCGAGTTCGTGACCGATCAGCTTCGCAAAGCGCTACCGGCTGGCGCACGGGATGCGGTCAACACCGTGGAGATCAGCCCGCAGTTTGCGCAGTCGGTTGTTACCACCGACCCGACGCAGCTCAACGTAGTGGCATTGAGTGATGACCTATTCGCTGCAGTGCAAGGCGCCCCGGCCACGTTCAATCTGACCGCTGCGCAGGGCGCCACCATCACTCTGCCTAATGGCGAGGTAGTCACCAAGGCGTTCCGGGGCATCGCCGTCGATCAGGCCGAGCGGTTCAGCCAGGTGGTACGGCAGGGACTGCTGACTGGCGAGCCAACGCCTGCTATTGCCAAACGGCTGATCGGCAGCCTGCAATTTGGCGAGGAAGCCAAGACCGTTAGGCAGCTCATCGCTGCAGGCGGCCAGGCAACAGCAGTGGCCGATAATCAAGTCGTCGCATTGGTTCGTACCAGTATCAATCAAGTGGCGAATGCTGCTAGCCAACAGGTGTATGAGGCCAATCAAGACATCACGCCACGCTATCGGTACGTTGCTACCCTCGACACTCGCACCAGCGCGATCTGCCGAGCGCTTGACGGCAAGGAGTTTGAGTACGGCAAAGGTCCGATGCCGCCGCAGCACTTCAACTGCCGCAGCACGACTGTACCAGTCATCGATCCAGACATCCTGCCGCCGTCAACGACAGCCACCCGCGCCAGCAAGGACGGTCAGGTGCCAATCGACACCACATACGGCAAATGGCTTAAAGACAAGATGCCAGGTGAAACCAATGCAGATGTGCTGGCGCGGCAGCAGCAGGCATTAGGCAGTAAGGCGCCCTACTTCCGTAGATTGGCGGATAAGTACGGCCCCGATGCTGCCATCGCCAAGCTAGTACGCGATGATGGGTCAGAGCTAACCTTAGATCAACTCCGCAAACGATATGGACCTGCCTAATCTGCGGCACTTTCGCAACGAGGGACTGTTTACGGTCAGCTCAGATCCTGTTGAGGCATTGGCTGGCGAGGCATGGGTGCCAGCGATCTACACCGACAAAGGATGGGCAACAGCAGATGGCGCTAGCCTGCTGACAGGTATTGAGGAATGGCGGCATGCCAATGAAGAAGGGCAAATCACAACGTGCGATCTCGGCCAACATCAAGGCCGAAATGAAGGCGGGCAAACCGCAAAAGCAAGCAATCGCAATCGCGCTGTCAAAAGCCGGCAAGTCCCGCAAGCCAAAAGGTAAAAAGTGATGCCTAAGTACACCGGACCAGCCAAGCCTCAAAAGCCCATGCCCAAGAAGGGGGGCAAGAAGAAATGAAACGCGGCGACCGGGTTAGCTGGAGCTATCAAGGCACGCGCACGTTTGGCGTAATCACCAGCATTGGTGGCGAACGTGCGACCATCTCAACGCAAGGTGGCGGTAGCGTTACCCGTGTCGGCAGCATGGATGATCCGATCGTACGAATCAAATCCGAGTCAACCGGCAACGCGGTCATTAAAAAGCGGTCAGAGCTGAAACCCGCACCACGGCGATGATTACCTATCGCGGCGAGCAGTTTGAGGGTTACAACAAACCCAAGCGGACGCCAGGCCATCCGACCAAATCACATGCGGTACTAGCCAAGGAAGGCGAGACCATCAAACTGATCCGGTTCGGTCAGCAGGGTGTCAGCGGCAGCCCGCCACGAAAAAACGAGTCAGCAGCAGACAAGGCCAGGCGGGCATCATTTAAAGCAAGGCACGCTAACAACATTGCTCGCGGCAAGATGTCTCCGGCATATTGGGCGGACAAGGTAAAGTGGTAACCGCTTCTTGACGGTGAATCCAATCCTTTAGCTCAGCAACGTACCACCGCAGATCCTGAGCTTTAGCCGCATGCCAGCCATTGCCGCTACTGCGGTACAGATGCTCATGGCGATCTACTGCATCAAGGCACTGCTTAATCAGCAGATTCCATGGCTCACGGATTGGGGTGTCCCATTCACGCTTTGACACGATCGCTACGCGCCATTACGATGGCAGCGTAATTAAGCCTGCGGCTTATCCATGTCTGATGAAACACAAACCCAGGAGCCTGCGGCTGTTGGGGGCGACAACAACGACGCACTGCAACGCAGTGTGGAGGCGCTTGAGCGCAAGAATAAAGAGCTGATCGCTGAGCTACGCGCTGCCAAGAAAGCGCCAGCGTTACCAGATGGCGTTGATGTCAATGAGCTATTGGAGTTCAAGCGCAATCACGAGCAACAGCAGCTTGAATCACAAGGCAAATACCAAGAAGCGCGACAGGCTCTGGAGCAACAGTTCCGTGAGGCGACGACGGAAAAGGACCAGCGCATCGCAACCCTTGAAGCGCGAGTCCGCGAACTGGAGCTCGTCACACCAGCAGTAACGGCGCTGGCTGACATCGTGCACGATCCTGACATGGTGCTAAAGACCAAGCTGAGCGCTGATCAGATCGAGCGCGATGCTGATGGCACCGTGGTAGTGGTTGACGGCTATCAGCGCACGCCCGTCAGCGAATGGGCTAAGACCCTGCCAGCATGGATGCAAAAGCAACCCAAGCCGCAAGGTAGTGGCGCACCATCAGCCGGTGCCAGCACTGGCGGCATTCCGGCAGGCATGGC